AGTAGAACCATAGGAGGATAAATACGGTGTTGATAATTTTAACATATCCGTCGTTACAGTTGCCGAACCAGCCGGATACCAGAGACCATTTTTTGCCTTGCAATAACCATACAAGGTATATCGGGTATTAGGCTGCAAACCAGAATAAAAGGTTACAGAAGGGGTATTATAATTAGTACCACTTGTCGGAGGATATTGTCTGCTTAATATTCCCGATGGTTCGCTAGAACTTCCAGATGGGTGATTAGAATCAGTAGCCAATACGGCTTGTTGATAATAGTCGTTATCCCAATATGACGATAAATTATAAATACTCCATCGACATCCATAGCATCCGTCTTGAGTGCAATATGTAGTTGCTATTTATATTACCCCCTTCCCAATCAAGATAGGTTTGTTTTTGTCAACCGAAAAGTTTACCACCATGGGGTAAAAAATTTGTCCACCTGATAAGGACATTTTGGTTACAATAGAGGAAATTGTTTCTTTTTGAAGAATAAAGATATTAAATATTTGGTGCTAATCCAAAGGAGTTGGTTTATTGATGAAGCGTTTTTCAACCGGTTTAATTGTCGGCATCAACGGGCAGGAGATTCAATGTGACGTGCCGCCTCAAAATATTAATGGTCGTGTTTTAGTCCCAGCTAGATTTGTTGCAGAATCCCTGGGTGCCAGCGTCGCGTGGGATGCTGCTAATAATGCGGTTGTGATAACATCAGCTGCACCTTTGGCGGGTGAAGAGAAAAGTGTTAGCTCCCCAACCGTGGAAGAAGGGGAGCAGGGAGTGAAAGAAACCACCTTTAAAGGATTGAAGGCTATTGAGGTAAATGGAGAGGTGTATTTTAGCAAAAATGAATACGAAAGTAAATATGCTTCAAAAATAGAAAAAGATAGTAACTGGTTGAATTTTTATGAATCTATTTTTAAAAATACCGAAAACTATATTGTATTCGACGGTCGTACCTATATAATATCGTCGCTATACAGGGAATAATTAACCAAAGACCGCAACAGGTGGTATGTCGATTCGTTGGTTTTTTGCCCATATGCCACCAGTTGCTGATAATATTAAACTTTTTGCAGCAGGATCGGAATATATCCGAACATTAGGATTGAATACTATATCCGAAGTAAATGAACCACTATTCAAATATATTTTTTTTCCTACATGTAAATCCGTACCAACATCAATGGTTGTATTAGATGTAATCGTCCCACCCCTAATGTCAGGGCTTTCGATAGTTGTCCGCGTGATCTTAGTCTTAGTAATGTATGATGGTAAATCACTGGCTGGCAGCGCCCCAATATCCTCGGGAGATGTCGGTATATCCGAACTTGCGGCAACGCCATCAGGCAAATTATCCCAGGTAATAACACTGTTAGGTCCCATGATAACATCACCTGAAAAATAGCCCTTTGTGGCTGTTAGTGTACCGTCGGCATCAACCTTAAACACCCCGTTATTGATATTTATAGAGCCTTTTTTAATGGTTAACATTCCTGTGGAAAGATCAAAAATAATATTTCCGTCTATATCCTGTAGCTTTCCAGTTTTTATTAGGTCGGCATTAAGTATTCCAGCCGTAATAAAATCAGCCACAATAGCGCCATCCATGGTAATGGCTAATCCAAAGGTTTCACCACCATCATTTGAATATGCAAGACCGTTGATATTCCATTTCCAAAGCTTAGTTGCTTTTGTATAATCTTTATCATTTGAAATATACATAGTATTGGTTCCATATTGGTCTTGGGTAATAGTGATGTAACCGTTGGTAGCCATGTTCATGATTTGAGTGGCATTTTCTTTGGCTTCTTTTAAAACGCTCTGAGCTTTTGGAAGGTTTTCAATTTTCTGCAAAATACTAGTATTTGTTTGATTATTAACACTCGTCAAGGAAGTTTTGATAGTGTCCCCAAGTTTAAACAGTGTTTTCTCCGGACTATCAAGTGGAATTTCAAGCTTAGTAACTGGAAAATGTCGATCCATACCGTGAGGTTTAGAGACAACACGAAGCTCGTCAAGCAACTTAACTGCCTCATAATTCACATCTAAATAATGCAAATCCAAAGCACTAAGTTCAATAGACATATTGTCGAACTGAATATCAGAAAGATAAGCTTCAGCTTTGGATAACAATGACGATGCCGTACTTACATCGTCCCAATGAATAACTTTTTCAATCCACCCGTATGAAGCCACTGCTTCGCTCGATTGCACGTAAAGACTGCCATTGTTCACACTCTCCACGGTTAAATAAGCATCCAGAGCCTCAATCGGGCTTTCATCTAATCGATTACCAAGAGGAACGATTACTGTAGCAAATTCCGTTAAATCCCATTTGCGTGTAAAATCCAGGAGATTCTTGCCAAATTCGATTATCTGACTATTAGTATTGGGGTAATCTGTTAAGTAGTCCAGGTATCTTACACCATCGACTTTACGAATTCTAAGATGTCCTCCAAGCTTTTTTACAAGCTTTTCATTGATGCACTCTATAGTTTTTTCGTAATTAGTGTAGCGATATAAAGGGTCATCAGAATCGGTAACCGTTACGCTGCCAATGGTAAATTGCTTATCGTCAGCCACCTTAGAATTATGGATATTTATCAAAGTTTCTAAAAATCCTCGAACCGTTTGTCCATAATATTCGGCGGGGGGTTGTGTACTGTCATTTAAAAACGCAAGTTCGCCCTCACAATAAAGAACTCTATTATTCCAAAAGTCTTTATCTTCGGATAATACTCGACCGGCCCATATCTCTTCGCCATCTTTATGAACCGAAATATCACTTACCATTCGAATTATGGTACCGTATCCGATGTTCGATGGCGGCAAAGTCATTGATAAGGAACCGGCTGCGCTGTCTTCAAGAGTTAACTTCGGATCTATAACTTTCATATTGTCGAGAGCAAAAGCATCATTGTATATACAAATACCATCGGCATAAATCGAATACATAATCACAACCTCCCTTGTCTGAAATTAATTGATACAGTACCCGTACCAGAAACACACTTAAAATATATGGTTACAGTATCTCCAAGAAACAAAAATTCGGGAATCTGTGTTGTTCCATTTTGAACTAATTTAGTGATGTCGATCCCTAATCTATTGTTGATAAAACGGATATACATACCGTTTCCTGATACGGTACTAACAATAAACGACGGACAAACTGGTGCCCTTCCAAACAAACTTTTGTCAAACGTATGAGCCATACTAGTTGACTCTATTGGGTTTCCAAGATTATCCATAATCAATTCGCTGTTTGAATCTCTTAAATTAGATCCTGTAACGGATATGTTCTTAAACTTATTTGCTGGGATAATTCCCGTATAAAAGTTAAATGAATTCCATTCCCAGTCGTCCAAAGACGCGTGTAAAAGCCATTTATATGGTCCGAGATCATAGTCGATGACAATTCGGGACCAATCTTTGCTGCTTTTCCATTCGTTAATAGTAAAGCGGCCTTCGTAGAAATACTCCCGGTCATCTTCGAGAATGGCTCGCATAGTTTTTCCATGTAAATAATCCATAATGTCAGAATAAGCCTGATACCATTGTTTATACCCATTCATAACAATGAATTCTAAACTGCCCTCTCTATTTGTATAAACCGGATACCCGGTGAGTGATTCTGATAAATCTATAGAACCATCTGCACCGGGTATATCTAAAATCTTTCTTTTTAGTGACGGAGGATTAAATACCGGGCGCGAGGAAGGAACAAGGTGCCAATCGTCCCAAGTATTCTTATCTCCAAAAGTAATTGAATGGTACAATTGTTAAATCCCCCTTCCTTCATAAATTACTCGTTGCCCAAAAGAAGAATCTAAAGGTCCTACTAAAGCTCCAACTAATGTACCGGTATCCATCACAATCTTTAATTTACTCATGGTATTAGCCAAAACTGACATATCATTACGAAGTTCTCCTATCGCTTTTACAACATTATCATTATTCAAAATTATGTTACTTTGATTATCAGAAGCCAGATTATTCATACCCATACTGGTCTTTCCAGCTAATTCGATTGATCTTTTTGAGTAAAGCAATCCGTTAATTTCATCAGCACCACTTGTTATAGCGGACAGATCAAGCACTGGTCGGATCGTTGGCTCCATATCTATATCAGAATTTAAAGCATCTGTTATTCCTGAAATAGCATTAGATATTCCATTAACAGCACTTTTCCCAACATTTTCGGATGCAGATGCCACTTTTGAAGAATAACTTTTTAAACCTTGAATAAAACCTTC